TACCATACTGGAAGGTATTAAAGAAAACTGTTTGGAAAGGAGCAACCTTTAGTCTGTTATTGTCGGAAAACTGAGGTCTCCAGTCAGTCTGGTTTCCCCAGTGATCTGCGATGTTGAAAACTTCAAATAAAGATCTTTCCTGGTTTAGAAAGTCCTGTGTGTTCTTATTCCACTGAGCCATTAGTCACTCCAAGTCAGTCTTTCTGGTTGATAACGTTGTGCGTTTTTGATTCTCGAAGTGTTTTGTTGGCCTGGATAGATGTTTTGAACCATTGCACCAGGATACTCACCTTGAATCTGTTCGGCCAGTTCTGGTTTAGAAGGCATTTGTCCTTCTAACTCCAGTCTGTAGATTTTTCCTTCCCAGACAATATCTGCAAAGTAAGATTCTTGTGGTTGTTCTGGTTGAGAACCCCCAACATTGAGGGTTCCATTGAAGTCACCGTTGATGGTGATACTTTCGGATAAAAATTGTTTGAAGGATTTCATATCAGCAGTTCCAAGCTCTAAGGGACTTATTGATTCTGCTATCTGGATCGCTAGCAGTTTTGGCAGAAGTAAGTTTTTTCTTCATGCCTTTCATTCTTGCACAGAATGATGCACGTCTTTTGTTACCGACTTTCTTTGAAGGGGCTTTGAGATCACTACCAGGGTTCTCTCTTTCATAAGACTTACGACCCTTCTCATTTAATCCACCTTTGGGGTTCTTACCAGACTTTTTTGTCCAGGCAGCTCCCTCAACCATCTCACCTTCGGGTTCGTGTGAGTTTGCAAGTTTGATGGTTTTTCTAATTCTGTTTGCAGAACCTTCATTTGCTCTCTCAATCTCCTTTGGTGTCATTGCACCAGCCTTTCCTGTAAATCTGTCTCCCTTATTGTAGGCAGTAACAGGAACTGATTGTTCTTTGATACCAGGTCTTACATCACCACCCTGAGTTTTTCTCTTGGGTTTCTGTGGGTTTCTCTTATCTGCGGCAGGACCGTCAGGAAGAACTTCCTCAACGAATGGCTTCTCTGGTCCTTTCAGTCCAGTCTTGTCAACTCCAAACTTACTTGGTTTTTTTGGTTTGGTTGCGGAGGCAGGAATTGTATCACCAACTTTGTATTGAGCACTCTCAGCAACTCTAATGGTTGGTTTGGTTGGATCCACAGTTGCAGGAACTGCCATCATGACAACTGCATCTGGATAGATCTTTTGAACCTGAGCCTCAACTTCCTTACGGTTGGGGAACTTGACAGTTGGGAAGAACAGTTGGAGATAGAAGATCTTACCTCTAAATCTTAGGGTAACTGCAACAGTTTGGCCCAGTTCGTTATATCTTTGAACCTTCTCTTGGATTTCAGTTCCCTCCTTAACAGGAACACAGTTGGGGACCATCTTGTCTCCCTTCTTCTTCATACCCTTCTGGGTATAACCAACCCAACACTTTTCAACTAAGCTCTTGTGGTAGTCCTGATTGAACTCAAACTCATATCCTTCTTTCTTGTTTCCCCAGTTGGCAGCACCTTTCTTACGACACTTAACCAGAGCACCTGAGGCATAAGCAGAAGGCCATACAGAATAACGAGACTTAACCTTATGGTAACAAGCGTCTTTTTCACCACTTCCTTTACCTTTCTTGTCCTTTGCTTCAGTCATCGCCTCAATGTCATATTCAGGAGAACAGACACAAGGGTTTTGTCCGCATCTAGGGCAGTTAGTTGCTTGCATGGGTTCTGGTTTGATAATGTCTTGAATAGTCGCAAAAGTGTTGCCGTAGGCATCAAGGAGTTCTATCTCTTCTTTCTTTGTCTTTCTGTCAGTCTTCACCATGGTTGGTGCAGCTGCTCCAGATTTCTTCTGTTGACCAGGATCTTCACGTCTCTTTGCGGCAGCCGCAGCAAGTCTTTCTTTCTTAGACATACTAGCTCTCTTTGCAGAAGATACACACTTAGGAATACCTTCACCTGGTTTGTCACTGGCACAAGAATCACCAGTTACCACGTTGACCCAACCTTTCTTACCGTCTTTTGATTTGGACTTACCAAACCAATCGCGGAGACCTTCTTCGGTATGATACTCACCGACCGCAGCCATATTGTGATGGGTCTTACTGATTTTGTCTTGCATCCAAGCAGGAATATCCTTTTCCTTGGATCCAAGTTTCTTCTTCAGTTTTCTCACGTTGTCCTCAATATTTTTCAATTGGGACTGAGCCATGGCGACTTCGTGGTCTTTCGCCTCTTTCATTTTTTTCTTGCGGCCTTGACAATGAGCTCTTTGGGAAAAACCTTTTGGGTTATCACAGTTGATTGACTTTTTGTATTTTGCCGACCAACCCATTACTGACAAGAACTCTTCTTATTATTTAGAAGTTCTCAATCCTAAATACTTGCAGTGTAATGTGGTCTTCTTAGATGAAAAGAGCATTGATTGCCCTTGGAATGATTTTGATGGCGGCACCCGCACATGCCGATATTTCTCACAAGTTGTCAACCAGTGTTCAGTTGACCGTTGATGCTGCAGCTTCTCAAGCGACCCGTATTGGCAGCACATATTCGGTTTCTGGAAGCAACATCACTCCATCAACTGCAGGAGGGCTTGGATCCCTCACATCGGGAACTGCGGTTGGATACACACCGACTGCATATGGTCTCACAACAGACGGTAGTGCCTATACCTTCACGGAATCCTTCATTGAAGGAGACGACGTGCCTTCAGGTACAACCGTGTCAAGTGGTGTCGTTGGGTCCCTTCCTTCATATGGAACTGTCACCACGACTGCCGGCGGCGTGGCTGGGTCTCTCGCTGGTACTGTCAATTCTGCTGGCACGATGTCGTTGACTGCTGGTGGAGCAGGTACATCGGCTACTGGCCAGTTCATCAGTGAAATTACTGTTAAATAAGATATGAAACGGGTACTTGTAATTCTGGCACTGTTGGGTTCTCCCGCATATGCAGTGCCAGTGACACCCAACTTCACTCAGGGTTCAATGACTAGCCACACGGAGACAACCTCTTCGGTGACTGAAACGATCAACTCAATAGATTATTCTACAGGATGGCAATACACAGTAACGGGCACGAACATAAATCACAGTGGATCAACACTGAGCCCATCAGCCAATACGAACACGGTAACCGTCAATCCACTAGGAGGCGTCAGTGGATCGGTTACGTCCTCAACAAATTCCCTAGATCTCAGCAGCAGAGGGAACTTCACAATTGCAACTCCTGGTCAGGCCTTTCAGTTCACGGAAAGTTATCAAGGGCCTGGGATGACGAATCAAACAATAATTCAAAGAACAACAGAAATTCGTTCAGTCACAGATACCACAAGTGTCTTCACACAGTAACTTTGAGCCTTGCTCTCGGTGTCTTCGTGACCCCTGCATCTGCTCTTGCGGAGACGGTAGGGGGAGTGTCCGCGACAGCATCACCGATTGCGAACAGTACAGGCTCAGTCACAAACCAAGCCATTCAAGTTCTTCAGGGTCCGTACATAACAAACCAGTACGGGGACGGGATCAGTTGCCAGGGTCCAACCCTGAACGTGACCCCCTTTGTGACGGGTAGTGGTTCTTTCCAAAAACCATATGAACCGTATTACATGGATCCTGTTTATGATATGCGTGATCTTAATGAAGATGGGTCTCTGGATAATCCTGGCGGAATTTTATATCATGTACCCACCAGAACAGGGCAAAAAGACAACTACAATCTCTCCGTTGGTGTCAGTGCCACATGGAGTAAACCACTAGACAATAAACAACAAGAGTTGTGTAAGAAGGCAGCTGAAAATCACAACGCATTGAGGGAACAAATTCTGGCCAATCGCAGACTTGAGTTTGAACTTACCAGACTTTCAAAATGTGGCGAAATGAAAAAATCTGGTATAAGTTTCCATCCTCGTAGTCCTTATTATGCCGTTTGTGCTGATGTTGTAGTGCAAAATGTGGATGTAATTCCACCACATAGACACACTATTTCCCCTTCAACAGTTTCCTCATCATCGCCTTCGCATGGTTCGTCTCACTCTGCTCCTGCCTCCGTTCTTGGAGGGACAGTACGACTTCCTTCTTCCCGCGAATCTTCGCAACCTTCTTCGTCACCTTCTTCACGGTAGGTTTCACTAATTTCAAAATCAAATCGGCAATTGGTTTTGCCAATAGTGCCGAAGTCGTCGCAATAAACGCAATAGATGCAGTCGTCGTTACAGCAGCTGGTTCTGGCAAGTACTTTTGTGTCCAGGGTATCTGAGGTTCTACAGTCGGGGGAGCCTCCTCTTTGGTCACAGATACTGTGGATGGTGGGAGCGCCGGCGGTTGTGGTGGGGATACCTCTTTTGATTTTTTTTCTGGCGTTTTTGGCACACTTGCTGGACGGGTGATAGTCATTTGTTCTGGTTCAAAATTCAAAGGTTCATAACTTGGAATTTGACCATCACATTGAATGGATTTCTGGTTATCTTCTACAGCATCAGCATGTTCCACACATCCAGGATAAGCCACAATGGGTTTCCTTAGATATGTGGTTACTGGTGGACTAGGAACCAGAACTCTTGGTGTGTTTAAATCAAAAATGGGGTTCGGTCTTATTTCACGGATGTTGATATCACGAACCCCAATATCAGGGATTTCGGGCATTAAGTGTCCTCACAGTCTTTAACCATCGTGGCAATATCGCCACCGATATCAGCACCCT